GAAGAATACTCGTTTTTATATGAAATTTTCGTAGGAAAATCAACGTTACCCGTGGCACCATCAAATATACTTGTTACACTACCAGCAGACAACCGAATATCACCAGTGCCATTAGGAGCAACGGTGACATTCTGATTTGAAGATGAAATGATAGAGTTGCCATTTACATCTAACGCTGCTGTCAGCGCAGTAAGATCTGCTGACACAAAACTAGTGCCATTATATTTCAACACCTGTCCAGATCCAGCGTTAGCAACGTTAATCTGGAGGTTGGCACCGTTGCCTATTGCTGAATATAGCTCAGTAAAGTTGTCATTGATCTTAGTGCCGCCAGCGCGGAGGGTGTCCCCCGTGTTGTCGTTGGCGGCAGAGCCAAGATTAAGTGATTGTTTGGTCATTTCTCGCCACGATTTTTAGTTATTTATAGGATCTCTGGATCGATAATCTCTTCACCATAATCTGCAAGATTTGGTGCTACCCAATCGTCGGGGACTGTAGTTTCAACTGCGATAGATGGATTTTGATATCCACTACCAGGATTAGAAATAACCACACCCGAAACTCCAACCAGAGCGCGGATTTGTGCATCGAAACCAGAGATGGAGTCGATTCTTACATTGGGTCTAGATGTGTATCCAGATCCACCTGCGGTAACACTGACACTCTCAACTCTACCCGAAGTTAGATTTGCAGTTGCGTTAGCACCTTTACCAAAGATTGATCCGAGATAATCGAATGTAATCAGTGAGTTAGAAGATTCAATAACTGCAACCTCACGATCGTCAGTTTCACCCTGAATGTCAATGAAGTCACCAGGCTCAATCGGCGGGACAATATCTGCTGCCTCAACGTCCTGATCAGATCCGATGTAGGAGAATGCTACGAAAGTAGATCCGACACGAGGAATCTCAGAGAAGATGATTCTAGAGCCAACAATCTCAAAACCAACTCCAGGTTCTTGAATAACACCATTCAGCGAAATGATGATGTTATTTTCTGGTCTAATGGTGCTGGATACAACACCGTCAGTCAGAGTCAGGGAGTAGAATGTGCCATCACGTTTCAGGTTGAAAGACTGTCTCAACGAGTCGAAGTCGAAAGAAATATCATCCAACTGTCTGAGTTTACCAACATAGAATCCTGTGAAGGAAGATCCAAGCTCAGGTGCTTCACTGAATTGAATTTGATCGGAGAATGCTGTGTATGCATTCGTTGCACCAGGAGGTTGCAGGATACCATTGACGAAGATGAGCATATGTCCTGCGGGATCGGGGAAGTATGGATCACCATTGTTGTTGGTAAGTTTGAATGAAGTCTGGACGCCATCAAATCCTCTGAAGAATCTTCTCACGCGAGCGCGTAATATTTCTCTTTCAACAACTGCTGCACGATAGTTATCAACCGAGATAATCGTATCTCTGTTACTGAAGGTGCCGATGACATCTGTGAGATACAATCTCTTATTGACGCCAGCAACTTGAATGTCTTGGACCAGACCTGCGGCGGCACCTGCGACAATAATCTTAGTGCTGACAGTTGCAAATCCAAGAGGCACGTCACCGACACCATAGTCACCAACAAAGTCTCCGTTAGCAATATCACCCGCGACGATCGAAACATAGATGTAGTTATTATCAAGATCGACTTCAGTAATGATGCCGTAATTAGAGTTGTCTCTCAAGACACCAGAGATAACTTTGTAGACATAGTTACCAACGACAAAGGTGTTTTGATTGTTGACAATGTTGATTCCGAGTCTAACGTGACCAGCGGATGCAACTCTATCTCCAACCTTAACATCAAATCCAGCGAATTTAGCAACTTCCAGATATTCAGAAGAACTCTCAGGGTAGACAACCGAAGTAGTCTCAAATTCACCAACCAAAGACGCAGTGTCAAGAGTCAGTTTACCGCCAGTATTTGTCAGGACTGCACCTTCTGCGAGGTGTAATTCTTCAACATCTGCGGTAGCACCAGAAGTATAACCCTTAAACTCGATACTTTGATCGAAGGTGCCTCTACGATTAGTTACCTGAATACGATCCTCAATTGCACCAATTTCACCAGTCTGACCACTCTCGCCCGTGAGGACATTTAGAGCAGCAAAACTGCCGTTTGTAACGAAAACATCAAAATACTTGTTGTTTTCATCTTCATATTTGGCGTAGACAGTGCAGGTATTTACACCGCTGCTGAGATCTTCACCGACTGCAAAATCTTCAGGATCTCCAACAATATCACCACTAATTCTAAATCTCTGGTAGATCTTAACAACCTTTGCCTCATTCTGACGGATGAATTCAATTTCTGCGTATGCATCACTGGAAAGACCGTAGATATTATCTGCAGGTCCAACATCTCCACCCAGTGCGACTGGGATATTGCGCGTGCCATAAGTCTTGCCAGGGACCACCACACCACTGCGGTTATCAATCGTAGTAATGAATGTATCGTTGAGCAACTGGTTTCTAATGATAGAGAAGTTGCGACGAATAACACTCATCCAAGATGACGTGACATATGTGCTCGCGAGTCCGCCATTCACATATGGAATGAAACTTGCAAGAGGTGAAGGATCAACCAATGTCTGATTGAGTGCTTGCTCATAGAATTCTTCGAGACTATCAAGAATATAATTCTTAATGTTGAAGTCATTATCAGCAAAGAATGTAACACCCGATTGAGATACATACGGATCAAGACCACCCTTGACAAGTTTTGCACCCCAGACATAAATGCCGTTGCTGTTATCACCCGCGTAAGAGATCAAACCATCGTTATTCTTGATAAAGATTTGGTTTCTGATTACGCCAATACCGAAGGAGAATGTCAGCGTAATGAATGCTCTATACCAACCATCACCCAGAGGGACAGATCCGTATGCTTCCACAGTTGCACCTGCATCAGCAAAGATACTGCCGAAAGATCCATCAGAAAGATTCAAGTCAAATACAACATCCTTAGAAGTTGCACCAGGATCAAGAATCATTGCAAAACGAATCTTGTCGAAGGGAGCAGCGCCAGGTTTTGCCTTCATAACTGCGGAGAAGGTAAACGTCTGACTCTCAAATCTAGATCCAGTGTCAAACGTTTCTGTGCCGCTATCAAATCTAGCACCCTCTCCGTCAAAGGTTGTAAACGAAGTCAGATTATAGTCTCTGTAGATCAAATGCTGACCAACGGTGGTATTAGGTGCTGCGAGATCTGCGTTAAATTCGCCATCAGGAGCAGTAACAACATCGTCAGTAAATGCACCCTGAGTAAAGGTCCAATTTGAGCTGTATTGCTCAGGATTGGTAAAGAGGTTAGTGTTAGCAACCTCACCCGACACTGTAGACTGGACTGTGCGAGCATACTTAAGAGTTTCTACATTAGAAATTGTGGGATAGTAATTGTAAGTTGCACCTACGCCACTAGCAGCAATCGTACCCGATGCAGCGCCATTAGTTAAAGTTTGACCGTCAGCAAACGCTGTGCCAACAACAGTGCCAACAATTAACATATCCATTTTAGGATACCACTCAAGAATGGTTGCCTCGCCACCACCCGACGACGTGACAGTGCCACCAATAGTAAACTCATCACTTACACCCGTAAGCGTAATATTTCTTGCGGTAATATAATTGCTAGCATCTGTGGTAACCATGTCATGGATAGTATTATCCAACATGTCTGCCAGGAATGAGTCATAAGTCCAAGATCCAGATCCCCACTGACTGGTAACTCTATTTTGGATCTCGTCGCGATAGTAATTCTCATTGAAGAGCAACATTCTGCCAGATCCTCTAGAAGCAGTGCCTCCAGGAGTCAGCGTGTCGATGATGAGATCCATCAGAGAATCAAATGCTCTGATGACATCTGCACACTCATTATCAGTGTAAGTAGAGTCTCCTGTAGAATCGGTAATAGTGTCGTCGGTATAAGGAATTTCAAACGTATAGACTGCTCTATACTGGTCACCAGTAGGACCGCCACCACGATCGAGAAGCAGATTTCTAATTGCCTTTCTACCGAGGAATCTTACTTGCTGGAAAGCATAGATGGTAGGCAGAATCTCATCTTCCACCTGAGTAATACCACCAGCAGCACTCAGATACAACTCAATTGCTTTAACAGTATTGCTGTTACCGCCTGTGAGTAGATCGCTAATTACGCTATCAAGAATATCTTTGATGTCGTCCTTGCAGTTTTCTCTACCCGTAGCATTACCAGAAGGATATGTAAATGCACGATAGGATGATGGTCCGAGATTATATGTAAAGTCTGCATCCAAAACAAGAGTTGCTTCATCAGAAATAAACTCTTTATTGAAGTGGAGAAGATCACCAGCGTCTCTGAATCTGTCACCTGTAGGTGCGAGCATGTTATTTGCAAGATCGATAAGAGTATCGATTGCAGAGGTAACGTTAGCGCAACCACCAGGATCATTTGTAATACCCCAGTCACCAACGATAACGGAATCAGTGTTGTCGGAAGTAAGATCACCAGTAACTGCCTGCTTTGCGTAGAATGCAAGGCGGTTGTGTGCGTAAGTAGACTGCAGAAGTTGCAGTCTTACATGTAAAATTTCATCATTCTGTCCGAGATAGAAACTTACACCTTGGACAGTATTGAAGTTTCCTCCATTTTCGAGGTCTGTAGCAATACCATCCAGGATAATTCCAAGGTCAGTTTTACATCTCAATGTGCCTGCGCCAGATCCATCACCATTTCTAGGCATCGAGAGTGCCAACTCAGGATATCTATCAATCATGTCTACAGCAGTCTTATCTACAATAGCAGATCTGTTGAGACGAATAAGACTTGCAGCATCCTTGAATCTGTATCTATCATCACCATCAATCTGGTTTGCATAGATAACTTCATCAGGATTGAAGACATCGGTGAGAGGTATTTCAATCTCATAGAGAGCATCAACAAATGCACCCTTCCACTCATATGCAGGAATGACTTTGGTTACAGATGCAAGGTGATCTACAGGAGAAGCAGCGTTTGCATTTGTGAGGGTATCAGTCAGAATATCAACTAAGTTGTCGATAGTTGTCTTAACATCTGCACAATCCGCAGAGGTATAATCAAGCACGTCAACTGCGCCTGTGGTAGCAGAGACAAATGTGTGCGTATATTGATCATCCTGCGAAGAAGGTCCAACATTAACAGTGAATGTATTTGTTGTAGTTGCAGTGACTGGTAAGACTCTATTGGCAGCAGGGTCAGTGGCACGAGGATATGCAGTCTGCAGAAGATTGTCATCAGCAGTGCAAGTGAATGTGAATGACTCAGTATCAAGACTTACTCTGGATGCTGTGGTCAGAGGATGACCAGCAACGGTAATCTCCATATCACCTGTAGCAGGATCATATGTAGCACCAGTAGGAGTAAGTTGCGTCAGACTGCCATAATTGTTGGAGTCATAGATGGTAGTATCAGTAAACTGTGTCTCACCATGAGGACCAGCGATAGTAATCAACTCATTGTTAATAACTTTCTTCGCTAACTCAGCATACTTCTCATAAGTCCAGAGGGTCTGATCAATTTCAGTTTCAACGTGATTGAGAATAACGGGAATAGCAGTCCGATCAACATACAGTGCAGAGGTATCCCAAGTGTAACTATTACTTCCGTTACGGAGATCTCTCAGGATGCTTGCGTTTACATCACGGACATCATCTTCACAGTTAATCTTTTCATCACCAATAACGCCGTTAGTGACAGCAGATACAAAGGTGTGGGCATAAGCACCACCAGTAATAACTGCATCAGAATCAGCACTCACGAATGTGTGAGCATATTGCTGACCAGCAGGAGATATACCAACGTTAACCGTAACGGTGCCAGTTTGCTTGATTAAAGCACCAGCAGTTGCAGAAACAAATGTGTGGGTATATTGAGATGCTGGCGGAGACATGCCAACGTTAATAGTAAAGGTATCTGCATCAACAACAGACAAGACCTCTACCCACTTACCAGAAATTGGATCAGTTGCACGAGGATAGGTATGCTGAGTAGCATTAGAATCCATTGTGCAGGTGAATGTCAATGAATCGGTAGCAATCTGGATCATGTTACCAGCAGAAAGACCGTGACCAGTTGACTTGACAGTCAAAACACCAGTGCTTGCAACGTAAGTCGTGCCCGTCGTGATGTTTGCTGTGGTTGTGCCAACTGCACTGATATTCAGAGTGGTATTGTATGAAGGATCGGTGGATCTGGGATATTCATGATTACTACCATTGCCATCCTGAGCACAAGTGAATGTAAATCCACCATTCTTGAGGCGAAGTTTAGTGCCAACATTAAGTGTGTGATTGGCAATAGTCATTACGAAATCGCCAGTAGCGGGATCGTAAGTTGCAGTGCTAGGTTGGAAGTAAACGAATGGTGAAGTGCCAACGTTAACTGTCAGGTTTGTGGAGCTAGAAGAGATAATTGGCAGTGCTTGATCCTTAGAAGCAGGATCAGTTGCACGAGGATAAGTTACCTCAGTCTGGTTATTGTCGCTAGAGCAAGTGAATGTCAGAGCACCATTGACAATCTTAATTCTGTCATTCTCAACTGTGATGCAATTTGAGACTGCAGAAACGAATGTATGAGCATATTGCTGACCAGCAGGAGATGCACCAACATTAATCTCAAATGTATTTGCAGTTGCGTTGGATACGATTAACCATCTGCCTGCAGCAGGATCAGTTGCGCGAGGATAGTCGTGGTTGCTACCATTACCATCTTGAGCACAGGTGAATCTAATTCCATCAACTTTAATATTGACTCTCTGACCATCAGTAACACCATGATCTCTCTTGGTAATTACCATTACTCCAGTAGCAGCATCATAAGTTGCACCAGTAGGAGTCAATTGACCACCACTTGTCAATGTGTTGTTGCTAACTGTCATAGACAGAAGACCAGTAGATGCATCATAAGTTGCACCAGTAGGTGTAAATCTAGTGCCTGGGATAACCAATTCAGGATATTGCTGACGCATCAGATAGACAGACTCTTTTGCTAAGAGATCTGCGTTATTCTCCAGAAGACGTGCAGCATCTGCATATCTATGAGTCTTACCATTATATCCAGCAGGAGCACCTGCTTGACGTTGGGTTTCGCGAATTGCATCATTACAGAAGTCATCACCATTATTCCAAGTAGCGACACCAGACCAATCATCAGTATACTGCTGACCATAAGTGCCATCGAAGTGAGCAAGCAAGACAGTAGTTGCATCACCCTGATGGATACCAGAAGGAGCAGTAAAGTTTGCAGTATAACGAGAATTTGTAGATACTCTTAACTCATCAATGTAACCTGGGAAGACCGAAGATCCAGCATAGTTACCACCAATTCTAATTGGTTTAGTAGATCCATAATTGCTGCCATCAGAATAAGTAGTGCCATCCTGAGTGCCATTGACAAACAGTCTAGTATTACTACCATCTCTACACAATGCAATGTGATACCAAGTGCCAGCAACCAAGTTTGTTGTGCCCGCAATAACGACACTGCCATTGTTGAAGTACTTGACATTTGCACCGTCAAGATAGATATAAGGTGCTAACTCAGTAGCGGTAGATCTGAGATCAAGGATTGTCTTACTTCCTGCTGCAACAGAGTTGGGGTTAATCCAACATTCGAGCGTGAAGTTATTTGTGCCAAATCCGAATTCTGTAGATGTGTTGACAGTTACATACTCATCAACAGGGACTGTGCCGACGTTGATGGTAATAGTCGTAGGAGTGACTGCAGTAATTGCAATCTGTTGACCAAACTGAGGATCAGTTGCTCTAGGATATGCTTTATTTGATCCGTTATTGTCCTGAGCACAAGTGAATACAACACCATCAGCAGCAATAGTAACAGTGTTGGATGTTGTTAAGGAGTGACTGCCAATTTCAACAACCATGACTCCAGTGATAGGATCATATGTTGTGCCAGTTGCTGCAGTAAATGTTGCAGCATTATCTGCAGTAATAGCATCCGCAACACCACTTACGAAAGTGTGGACAGAAGTGCCAGGAGAAAGTGCCAGAGAAGATGCACCCCATCTCTTATTGTAAGTATTGAGTGACGCACCTGCGACAAAGTTGAAAGAATGATAATCTTCACCTGTAGTCTTAGATCTGCCCATTCTGCCAAGATAGACAGTTTGTCTAGCAACGTTATATCCAACAACTAGTGCTTTACTAGTGGTATTTCTAATTACATTGCCAGCAGAGAAGAATCCATTACCTTGAGTGTTATCCTTATGGGTAAGTTTTCTAACAACTGCTTCTTCATCCGAGATAAAATCTCCAACTGCGTTACCAATATCCAGTCTATTGTTTCTGATAAACTCACCTTCTTGTAAGGTGCCATTAGTATTAACAACATCAATGACAATATTATTGACCAACTCATTTGCAGGGAATTTGGAGTCAAATGCTGTTGCATTATCATCAAAATCTACAATAGAAATTTGAGATGCTGAGATATCATCCAATACAACATTTTGATAATTGATAGAAGTAATTCTATTAAACAGCAGACCGAAGAAGGACGCACCTTCAGAGATGTTGACCTGAGAAATAAACTCTTGAGTCGTGGGATCCTGATACGGACTTGTAGCAGTAACTCTAGCAACAACACCAGAGCTTGCTGCAATCAGAATATCATCCAATTGAATGTCAAACAGACCAGGAGTGGACTGATATGTGCCAGCAGTCTTACTAAGAATCAAACTGTTAGTAACAGTAATCTCTGTGCTATACAGAGGTGCATTTTGAAGGTGTGAAATTGCTTGGGTGCCAAGTTGTCCTCTAGTTGCAGTAATTACACTAATACCAGCTTCACCGCCAGCAGCAACGTTTGAAATTGTAAGAATTTCAGATGCAATCTGCATATTCTCGCCAACCACAAACTGAGATTGGTCTGAAGTCAATACCTCAAACTGTGCTGTAGATGATCCAATACCATAACGCAATGTGCCAAGAGGAGTTTCTTGACCCGATTCCAGGTTGATTTCCTCAACAATAGCAGTGTCTCCTTCCAGGTTAGTGACAGTCTCATTGAAAGTAAACAATCCATTGCTGGTGATGGAGGTTTCAGTATCCAGATTTGCAGAGAATCCAGTTGCACCAACAGTAATCAACTCACCACCAATAAATGCGCCTTCAGTTACAAATGCCTGAATGGTATCACCTTCAACCTTAGTTACAGTTGCTCTAGCAGAGCTTGCTGTGCCAACCATCGTGTTACCGATGTTGGGGAAGATTCCACTAATATTAGTAAAGGTATACAAGACTTGATTGATCTGAGCGATCTCAATCTGTGCATACTTAACACTAGCAGGAGGTTTCGGGGGCTCACTGAATACGATAGAGTCGTTTTCTACCTTGAATGAAACCTCAGGTGTTTGGACAACACCATTGAGAATAATCATCAACTGATTAGCAGATGCAATAATGTTTTCACCATTAACTGTTAATGGGAAAGAAATCTTAACACCATCAAATTGATTGGAAATATTATCGAGTCTCTGGACAACAGAGGTCAGAATATTCTCCGAAGAGGTAAGTCTCTTTTGTCTGAAGAGCACTTCAGTATTGTTAAACTCTTGATATACAGGCTCAACCAGAGAGAAACTCTGGATGTTGGGGACAATTGCCTCTTGTGCCAATTCAACAGACTTAGTTAATTCAAACGCAGTCTCTTTGTTAGGAATCAAACTATAATCAGTGATATTTAATTCACCAAATACCTTGAATCCTGCAGGGTGGACATTTCTAATAAGAATATCTTTCCACTCACTAATGGATACCGAGGACTGCAGAGCATATGAGAAATCCTGATAGAAGTAGGAGTCTTGAATCTTTTGGATGATCTCGGAAGGTTTGCCAACATCATCAATAAACTGACCTGTAGTTTTGGTGATAGATCCAATCTCAAGGACACCCTTAGCGATCTTAAGATCACTAATAATACCAGAAGACTTGGAGATAATACCTGTTACTCTTTCGCCAGAAACAAAATCACCATCATAGTCAACAATCTTAAGGACTCTAGGACCAACCTGCCAACCACTGTTTGTAGAAACATATCCAGTGGCAGTTGCTGTCTCAAATGTGCTACCTTGATAGACCAATTCACCTTCAAGGAAGGTAGAGGTGATAACGTTTGCAGTTGCTGCACCACCGAAAGAAGAAGTCAATACTTGCTGCCTACCTACACCAGCGTTAACGAATCCAATAGAATCGCCCAACTCAGCGTTAGTTGCAGTAATTGCCAGTTTCAACTGATCATCATCCAGAGATTGTGCAGCACCAGCAATAGCGTAATAAGTAGTGTTTCCATTCAATCTACCGAGAGCGCCAGAAGACAGAGGGAAGTCAGCACCTTCTCCAGTATCAACAACATTGAGGGTTACTTCTGCTCCATTTTGAATACCATGTGGGAATGCAAACTGGAGAAGTCCGAGGTCAAGGTTGATGACATAGTTGAATGAAGATTTCAATTCAACTGCAGGAGTGGAAGAATAACCAGATCCAGGATCTTTAACAAGAATTTGATCAAGTCTACCATTCTTAATCGTAGATTCTGCAGTAGCACCAAATCCACCGCCACCAGTAATAACAACAGCAGGTGCCTGTGAATAACCAGATCCAGGATCAGTAACAGTAATGCTATCCAGAATACTGGTAGACGTTAACTGAGCATTGATCGGGAATGTAATTTCAGGACGCAGCGTATAGTCATGAGGATAATCATAACCAAAGTTGTTATTCTTAAGTTTCTTAATCTTACCAACTTGACTACCTTGAGTGAAGATGGAAGCACCTGTGCCGAAAGGAGGAATAACAACCTCAAGATCTGCACCAGATCCAGCAAGACTGGGACCTAAGATACCATTAATAGATGCAATATCAATAAATGCAGTCGTATATCCCTTACCAGAAGATGACACAATTGCTTGTGTAATTTGACCAGGAATAGTATTTCCTTCATCATCTGTGGTATTTTCAACCGTCAGATTGACCAGACCACCTTCACCATCACCACTAATCGGAATATTATTATATTGACCAGGAGCATACTCAGTGCCAGGCTCATTAATCTGAATTCTTTCAATCTTTCTGTTGGACTGAATACCAGAAACAATAGGAAGTCTTGTATAGAAACCACCTTTGTTAACAATACGGATATCGGCAATAGATCCAACTGCCTTCTCAGATCCTGTAGAGTAAGATACATTTGATACATCTGCATCACCTTCAGGCTCATTCAGGAGCGGGAATCTCAGTGTATCATCACCTCTGGTGATTGTGGCACCAGAAACACCACTGACAGTGAAGTTACCTGCATATGGAGATCCAACAACGTCCAGATAAGATCCTGCAATAACAGGAGAATCATCTCCAGCTCTAGAAGGATCAAAGTAATATGAGATATTAGTAACAATATTAGGATCAACCTTGAATTTAACACTAGGTGTGGGCTGTCCTTCTCCAGTTACACCAGGAATGCCAATTCTTTCAATTGAGTTGAAAGAGTATTCCAGTTTATAGAGACTATCTTTGGAGAATGAAAGATTACCACCAACCAGTGAAGAGTGACTGAGATCAAAGATATACTGGTGACCATAATACATCTTCAACGTAGGTGACTTAACAAATACACTTACATTGCTAGCATTACTTGAAGGAGATGTAATTGCAATATTTGGCAACTTATAGGTAAATTCCTTGACACTGATAACACTATCAACAGGGAAAGCACCATCATACTCATCATATACAGTACCACCAGATTCCTGAGAAGGATTACCATCGATATAGATCATTTCGTTGGTATTCAGGTAATGACTATCATCGGTGATGACATATACAATATCACTATTAGATACCGCATCGACCTGAAGAATCTTGATTAGATTTGTGGTCAAACTAATCTTACTAACACCAGTCAGACCAGAAATTTGAATTGTATTATAATCAGCGTTATATGTAACTGTAGCAGTAGAAAGACTTACGACTGATCCAGGAATGAAGGGAGAAGTGCCAGAGATCTCGTCAATACGGACTCTATACTGATCATCTTCAAAAGGTTTGAATTTTGCAAACTCGTGTAAGTTGTTACTACCACCAACATCGGAAGGAGCATCGAAGTTGCTCATATCAATGTTAAATGTGCCAATAGTGGTATTGTTGACCTCTGGGAAGAGGTAATTCTTCATTTCATTGATATCTGCAGGAATAGGACCAAGAATTCCGTAAGTAGATTGCTCATTGAATTGCTCTGTAGACAACTGACCCACATCCAGGTCATTCGTCCACTCATTGTTGTTTACTGCAAGATACACATAACGATTAGCATAATCAATATCAACAATATAACCACTATTGACAAAATTATTATTATTTCTCAATACCAACTTAGAATTCATAGTGAATTCAAAGGGTTGATTGATAGTCAGACGCTGGACGTTATCAATCTTAATTGTGTTGGTAACCTTGAAGAAATAACGATCTTTAACAACCGCAGTTGCTTTGACCTTTTGAGATCCAGGTGCAGGAATAGTAGCAGTCCTAGATCCCCAAATATCTTGTGAGATTTCAAGAGATTCTGTATCCTCAGCATGAGTTGTATTAGCATCATTAAAGTCAAGAGCCTGGAATCCTTCTCCACCAAGAGCATAACCAGTGGGAGATACATTCAGAGATACTCCAGTCACAGGAGCAACAGCAGTCCTAATGAGACTCAATTGAGAATTTGCTAAGACACCAATAGTGCCAATTTTATTAGATTCTGCTTCTTTGTCAACCTTAATGCCTGCACCAACATACTCGATGTAGTCATAGCGATTGAGGTTAGTAGTAAACCAAGCATCATCTGCCCAATCATAAGTAAGACCAAATCCACCAATAGTTGGCAGAGATGTAATATCAGTCGGGACAGTAGGAGATACGAAACGATTCTTGAGCACAAGATGATCAATGTAGAATTGACCTTGATATGCAGCATTAAAGTCAGTAGCACCAGCACCCCATCCAATTTGGTTGCCAATGTAAATATCCTTATTGGCAAATTCAGTATTAGTTACATTACCATCCAATACTTCAATGCCATTAACAAATGCCTTAAAGTTTGTGCCATTCTTAGTAAGAGTAATGACTTGCCATGTATTTTGAGCATACATGTTAGTCAATGCAGAAGAAAGACCACTTGCAGCGTCAAGTCTTGTAGTATTATTAGAAATAACGAGTTGTAAGGATCCAGATCCACCAGATCCAGAAGTGTCATATCCCAACCAGAGACCACCAGTGGTATCTTGAGCACCACCAATACCGATTAATGTTTGCTGCGCTTGTGACAGGGTTTGTGCTCCATCTTTATAAACAAAGAATTGGAGTGTCCAGTTGCCATTTAACTTTGTGCCCAAAGTTGTGCCAGGGATCTTATAGTAAGAATTTTCCCAGACAGTATTGGTGCCAGCAGGTTGATAACCGTAAATTTTACCAACACCATTTTCAATGATTGCAGAGTCGCTAGTGCCAACAATCGATACTGAATGGTGACCAGTTAAATCTGTTGCAGCGGCAGCACTGAAGGTATCAATACATTCTTGTCTATTCCACTTGGTTTGACCATAAATGTGGACATCACCTGAATTGTCACTACCAAGAGTCAAAGGCATGAAACCTTCCATGGTATTGGTAGTATTTGCAGCAGTAGTGAAATCATTTTCAGTATTTTTCAATACTGTGCCATCATATTTGATCTTAACTGAGTTGAATGTAAGTTTTTTGTTGGTAGTATCTTCTTTAGAGTAAACTACATTCAGATTACCAAAAATATCAATTTCAGACTTATCTACAAGTGTAATATCTCTGCCTGTGAAATATCTCTTATCCCAGAGCAATTCACCAGCATTATCAAACTTACCTACCCAGAAACCATCTTTAGTAACATCATCAGACTTCAATCTGGTGCCAGCAACAACATAGAATTCGTTGAATTCATCAACAGCAAGGGAAGAATTCAAGAAGCAATATGTAGCGTTGGTAACCTCCTTAATCCAGTCAATAGAAATCGAAGAAACACCAGCAGTTGCCTTACCAAAGGATACATTGATATCCATAGAGTTATCTGCAGATGCAGTCTCCATAGTAAAGTAGATTGCACCATCAACAGTCCTCATAGATGTAATTTTCTCAGAAGAGCTGTCAGAAGCAAGTTTTCTCTTAGCAACAAAGAAACCAGCAGTATCAACGATTGCTAAGAAAGCATCCCAAGGAGCTCCAGAGTTTGTATTGGTAAAACCACCAAGAAGGAATCTAGTATCAGTAAGTTTCTGTAAAGAAGTGATATTATCAGATCTTGTAGATCCAGAGATGCCAGCATAACCTTTCTGGAAGACCAGAGATGCACTCAAACCATTTGCTGCTTCCTCATACTTGACAAGAATGACATCGGGATTGTATGCATCCAATACAGGAATATTGGGTCTGTTATTACCAGCAACCCAAATATCATTGCCATCAACATACAGTTTTTGGAATTCTGTATAGTTATCAGATCCTAATACAGTAGTTTCTAATGTCTTTTCCCACTCCTTAACACCAGTAGCAGATAATTTAGCAAGGAATGCAACATAGTTACCAGAAGCATCTAAGGTTGTGCCACAAGTGTATACTTCCTTAGTATCACTAATAAAGATATCATTTACCTTCAACCAATTGTTGTTTTCAAGAAGAGTGACATAATAGTCTGCCTTCTTAAAGACCTGGGGGTGAGAGAGAATGACACGAGGATTCTTAGTATAGTCAGATCCAGAGTTGAGGATGTTGAAAGACTTGATTGCACCAACTTGATCAACAATCGCTTCAATTTCACCACTTTCACCATCACCATCAATAATAATGCTAGGGGGAATATCTGTATTATAACCACTACCATTCTGATCTACGACAATCTCTTCAATACCACGATACTGTCTAACAGTAAACGTTTTGTTGGTATTGTCCATCAATGGAGTGTAATCAACAAATAAAGTATCGCCAGCAATCAGATTGTGTGGTTGAGTGGTCTTCAGGACACCAAAGTTTGTGCCTTGAAGAGTTTCATAGGTGTAGTTTAAAACAGACTCACCCTTAATTTTTGAAACTCTAGCAGATACACCAGTACCACCAGTATCTTCATTATCAAAGATCAGACGGTCATTGACCTGATAGTTTGTGCCAGCATTCTCAACAGTAAAACCAGTAACAGATGCATTTTCAAACTTACTGATTGTCTCAACTTCAATATCAACCTTAGAGTCTAATTTGACAGATGGGAAATAATCAAAGAGTTGTAAAGGTGCCTCTTCAAATACCTGATCAGGATCATCAATCTCATCTTGGGTGATAACACCATCTCGGTTTTCGTCTTCGACTTCAAACAGCAATACATCACCATTCTCTAAGGTAAGAGCATTAGTAGAAGCATTAGGAGTCCTCTCAACATCAATATCAACATTCTCATATGGGTCTCTATAACGGACAACTCCAGTAGGAATGTTTTGCTGGACAGATGAATCCTTAAGATTCCAAATATCTACAACAGAGTTATAACTAGGACCAAGAATGTAAGGATATACAGGAAGACCATTTTCAGATGCATCGATAGTAACAAAGTAGCAATATCTACCTTGGGGATACTCAGGAGTCTTACAGAATCTGCCATTATATTGATCAAGATCACCAGATCCGAAAACATACTCATAGTCTTCAACAAACTTACCTGCAGGCTCTTCATTCAGAAGAGGACCATCACTTCTTACTGGATATGGGTTTGTAATATCATTAAATACGAGTTGCGTCTTCAGTGAATATGAAGAGCGCATTCTTTGGATATTGGAAGATTGATTGGTAGGATCCTGATATCCATAAGGACCATAAATCGGGTTACCATCAAATGCCCAACCAATAATAGGAGAGTGCTCTAACTGAGACTCTTGCTCAAGAATTCTACCCAGACTATCCTTAAACAAGTTATCACCAAGAATATATCTCAGTCTTTGTGGGTTAGAGAGGTGTGCATATTCACCACCATATTGAATGTTATATCCCTCAAATACGGTGCCCATTGCAGAGTCAAACGGAGTAGTCTCTTGCAGGTTATAATTCCATTGGAATACATCAGCATCAAACAATGCATCTTGTCCAACAGATGTCAGATTAATTACAGTAGTGCCCTGATTATATCCAATACCTCTGTTGAGAATTTCAACACCAGTAACACGACCAGCATTCTCACCATCAGTATCGATGATTGCTCTAGCAATAGCACCAAAACCATCACCCTGAATAGAAACTGTGGGTGCAGTGGTATATCCAACACCAGCAGAAATGATAGCAATAGAAATGATTCTACCGTCATTTACAATTGCTTGTGCAACAGCACCTCTACCAGAGCTAAGAGTAACTGTAGGTTTAGAAGTATATGAAGATCCACCTTCAGTGATATCAACTTGCTGAATGGGTCCTCTGACAGACGCAGTAGCAGTTGCACCAGTTCCTCCACCACCAACAATAGTGATCAGAGGTTGGGAAGTGTATCCCGATCCGCCACTATTAACAAGAATTCTAGAAACTACTCCTTTGGTAATAATTGCAGTTGCAGATCCACCAGATCCTCCACCACCAACAATAGATACCAGGGGAGATGAAGTATAACCAGATCCACCATTATTAACCTCAACCTCATAGAGAGATCCATTGACGGTTACTTCCGCTGTAGCACCACTACCGCCACCACCAGCAATAGTAATTGCAGGAGGACTTGCTGCATCATATTCCTTACCAGCGTTGGTGATGTTAACAGCAGTAACAGCACCAAAAGTGCGACTCAATTCAGACTTATAAGACCAAACAGATACACCATTGACCCATGTGCCAATAGGACCAGGGACAATAGCAGTCTTAGTCGAAATAGTAGTGGTAGTTGTATTGAAACGGTTTAATTTTCTCTGGTTGCCAGGGAGAAGTGCAGATCCAGGGAAAGGACCAATCTCATAGTTAGGAATACCAGTAGAAGCAACATAAACGTATTGATTATTGAAGAATGTGTTTTGGACGTTAGTAGTATAAGGTCCGATTGCATTTAAAATTGCAGCATTTTCTGACTTGCCTTTGTTAAGGTCAACAGAGATAAGAATATTACCTTGTGGCTCAACAGCAGCAGGTTGTGGTAACTGGTATTGGAAGACCGTCTGGGAGTCCCTAGATGTGACAAGGAAAGTGCCGTTATAAAGAATTGGGTTAGCACCATATACGGTAACCTGATCACCAACCAGGAGACCATGAGGAGCTGAGCAAGTTACAGTAGCAGACTGATTATTAACGCCACCAAAAGTGATCGAAGAAACTTCAATGAGTTTTTTGACGTTATATAACCACGTTGTCAACTGGGGTAATGTGGAAGTGCCGCCCAGTTTAGAAACTGACAGTTTATCACCAGGAAGATAGTAAGATCCAGTATCAGTAAGGTTAGTTTGCTGAGCATCAACAATACCAACAATATTCATTACGACTTCGTTGATCGTGCCGTAATTTAAATAAACTCTAAAGTTAGAAGCTACACTAGTTGCAGAATCCCAAATTTGGGGAGCTCCAACAACGCCTCTAGTACACTCAATAAACTGGTTGAGGGATTTTTCCTTATATCTTACAGTTTCTGTGCCACCAATTACAATTTCACCGTTTCTTTCAGGCCAACCAATGGTAGAGTCAACGGTAATAATATCACTAGTTGCAGTAAGTGGCTCAGCAAGTTTAGTTTTATAGGGCACAACAAATGTGCCTTGAATTGTCTCTTCAGACAAGACCAATTCATAAATTTCAGATTCTGCTGTGTTAATAGCAATGTAGTTTTCAACCAAAGCATTTGCTGCCCGAATATTCGGATCTGCAATGTCAGCAAATTGTTGAATTTGAGCATCTCTAATATTTCTGGGGTCGCCACTAATAAGTGTTGCTCTCAGAATAGTATTGATCGACCAAGTAGCAGCAGATGGTTTGATAAGTTGATCTTTCGGATAAGAAACCGAAATATCCTCACCATAAAGGAGTTTGAAGAGATAACCAAAGGAAAATGACGTGCCTTTCGTAGAATAGAAAGTTTTGACATTCTTAATGGCAGATCTGACATCAATAGACTCATAATCGAGTTGGGGGATGTCAGGAAGATATTCTTCAATGTATTTGTCTAAAACTCTCTTGACAAATACCGCATCCAAGCAAGTTACAACGCTATTGCTGTCATGAGGTGCAGCATCAGTGTCACCCGAAAAAATTACATCTCCTGTTTCGGTATATCCAGAAATTGCAGACGCTGCTCTAGCACATCCAACAAATTTGCACTTTTCGTAACCATGACCAGGATGAATCAATTCAAAACCAGTAATTTCTCCAAGACCAGTTTCCGTAGATGCTTTTGCGTTGGGAGGTGCTTGAATTACGATAGTAGGAGGGTGATCAGGGCTATAGTTAGAGCCAAAATTCGTAATATTGATATCAGTGATTTGACCATTGAAAATAGAAGCAGCTGCTGTAGCGTTTACACCACCAATGTAATTTCCTTGTGCATCGGTGCGATCATCAACAATATAAACCGAAGGGATATCCTCATATCCACTACCACCAGTAAGTAACTCAATATCAATAACTCTACCATTACCATCAACCTTTGTTTCAAGGACTTGAGCACCAACAGGGTCAATAACTCTCAGTCTGGGGACCGTTTCATAACCTTGTCCAGGATTGAGAATATTGACAGCAGTAATTTGACCAAACTCATCTAAAGTAGTAGAGAATGCTGCTTTAATTCCATTTTCGCCAGTAGGCTCGTCAACATAGATTGCTGGAGGAGTAGTATAACCAAAACCATCATCGAGAATAGTGATTGGTCCAACTAATGCTCCCGAAATGATTGTCGGGGGTGCAAGTTTGGCACCGCCAGGTTGAATGAAGGTAATTCTGGGAGTAAAGGTATATCCACTACCAGAAGAGTGTAATAACAACTCAGTTACAGATCCATCAGTAACAACTGCTCTAATATTAGCAGGTTTAGATCCATTTTGAGTAGGATTCTCAACACTTACAATTGGTGGGTTAGTTTCACTATAACCTTTACCACCATCAAGAAGTGTTACCGACTTAAGACCGTTAATATAGGGACTAACTGCTGCATCTCCTCCAGTAGGTGATTTGATAGTAACTTTAGGAGGATATTCAAATCTATAACCTCCACCAGTGTTACTGACAACAACTTGAGAGATTTCACCAGAATCATTTACCCTAGAGAAACCAACTGCACCATTACCAAAAGATGGAATTGCAGATTCGATAGAATATAATGAAAGTCTTCTACCAATAAGAGGGACAAAGTTGAGAGTAATTCTGCTTCCGTCAAAAGTATAATCAACTTTAGGAATCAGAAGATTGTTATCATAAATTGCAATAACATACTCATCAACGATTGGTGCATATCTCTGAGAATTTCTAGTTACCTCAAAGGTGCTCTTATTTTCACCAAAAGCACCAGAAAGATTATCTAACTGATAAATCGTATCCTCAATAAAACCATTCAGATAAATGATTTCACAAGATTCGATGGAATCAGCAACTGTAGACGCTCTAGGAGGAGTCGTAAAGGTAATATTAGTGCCATTGATGACAAAATCATCACCAGGAATCATAATGTCATTATAGAGTTTTACAATGACATGAAAATTAGAAGGAGGTGCAATAGGAGAATCCTGTGACTGTAAAGGGAAAGTCCTTCTAGTGCCATCAATCTGATCAAAGATATTTGTTAACTCTCTCCACTTCAGTTTTACCTGATCATAAGACACACCAGGGCTAAGAGCAATACTTGGCGAAGGGATTGCCCGTTCATAAAAAATTACCTCATTTCCAATGAGAATTGTGCCGTCAGTCTCCAGAAAATTATCAATGTTTTCAACAACAATCTCACTATCAAAAGTAGTAGCATCCGCAACCGTAGTAGTGCTACCACCTAGGATATCAACATTTAACTTATCAATATTCAGTAATTCTACAAAAGAGTTGACGATATTTTGACCATATCCTGTCTTCTCTTGTGATCTATAATAATATTCGACAAACTTCTTGAACAGAGGATGATAATCCTCTATAAACTGCGGAGTCTGGGTAACTGCGCGACGGGAGACTTTATTTACGGTTGCCATTTATATTCAGAAACAAGTGTTATCTGGGATGTCGCCAGGTCCAGTGAGATCAGGAATTACAATAGTTGTCGGAGCTGATTCAAACTGTCCAGGATTAAGACTATTTATTGGGATAGTGGGAGGTGGAGTCGTGCCAGAAGGTCTAACTGTAATCTGAGGAACTGGGATTTCGATAACAGTATCTGGCTCAGGTGTGCCAATAATTCCAGGGTTTGCAGGAATTGCTTCTACAGGAATTTTGGGTTCTCCAATATTATCAATATCATCATCAGTTGGATTAGGTGGTAAGTTATTACCTCCAGTGCCAATAATATTTACAGGTCCAAAACAGACTTTTCCAGTCTCATAATTGATTGTGCCTGCATTGGTGCTAGTAACAATCTTTCTGTTACCACTGTTATAGAATGTAAGCAGTTTTCCGAAACCATCATCTTCAAAATATTGATCAACATTAGGGAATTCTACCGTGCGGAATCTTCCTGATTGGATAATCGGCTCTTTATTACAGGGGTCACCACTATCACCACTAGGAGCAGGTTTAGATGGAGCACTATCAAAGAGTGGGTTACCAAAAGTAAAGCAATATGTATTGGTTTCAGTCAGATTCGGATTGACATACTTGAGCATGACAACCTGAGAAGAAACGTCAGTAATACAAGCATCAGACTCTGTAATTGCTTTATGGAAAGCAGAAAGTTTGAATTGATTACCAAAGTTGTTAATTTCTGTCTGTGCTGCCCAATTGGTGATTGCATTTTGGACATTAGACTCAATTGCAGTCACATTTCTTGCAGAGCAAGCAGTATCATAAGTAACAAATACTCTAGGATAGATAAAGACAGATTTTGCATCTGTAATAACAGGCTCAATAGATGCCATTGCATATCTTCTCATCATGGCAGAGAGAGACTTCTTAGTTGCGTCATTCAACTGAGATCCCGTCTTAGTCTTGATTGCAATAAAAACCTTTCCGTAGATAGGCGGAGATAACTCATCACCACCAAATGCAACTGCACTCAAAACATTATCATAGATTCTCTTAATAATGACCTCGTAGTCATTTGTAGTAACTGCTCTGTATTGTGCGCTATACCACCTGGGAGCATTATATTTAATGGACTCAACACTTTCAATAGGACTACCAAGTTGACCAGTCTCCATGACGGTCAAACTAATTTTAGATGAATCGCTATTGTCATAGAGACGACCATTACTATCCACCATTTCACCTTTAAAGGCGAATGACTTAGTGCCGTTTGCTTCTTCACCAGAAGTAACAACATATTCTAAATTAATGATCTCACCATCAGTGAGTTTTCTACCACTAGTGTTGTCACCAAAAGTAATTTCAAATCTCTGATCCTGATCTTCATCTAGGAAGTAAATACGATCAGTTGCTCTAACACTAGTTAAATTTTCTACTCTATTATAAACATCTGCACTAGTGCTAGATGCATTTGCTCTAACACTAACTTTCAATGTTGATGTATCCGCATCAGCACTGGGAATGATATATCTCGTGGGATTAAATGTATCTACTGTATATTTAAAATTGACAACAGATCCTTCATATGCAGTAACACATTCAAATACAGCACTACAACTTGCAGGATCAACAACTACAGTTTGATCTTCTAAAATATTCCAAATATACTTTCCACCCGCAGCAATAGGACCCTTCTTTAGGGTAATATTATTCGGACACACTCCATCATCCCCAGGTACTGTCGTAACAACGATGTTAAACGCTGCTCTAGACGCCAGAGGGGACTTTGGCGTGTAGTTAAACATCTTGGCAAGGGAAACGATGTTATCCCTTACTGTAGCGGATTGTAGGAATGCCTCATTCAACGACATGTTAGCAAGATATGCCGTATAATAAGTATTATACGCCAACATATCGATGAGGTAGGACAAACCAGATCCCTCAAAGTCATAATCAGAGAATTCATCTCTAGTTTTGAGATAACTCTTGATTGATGACTTAATGTCATCAAAATTTAATGCTGTTAAGTTATTGGGGAGCATTATGGCCTCTTTAATACAAAACTAATTTGCTCAGTGATTGGCAATCCAATAATTTCATATTGAATAGACACATTCATTGCGTTTGCATCATAATCTGCGATAACTTCCACCAATTCTAAAGCAATTCTAGGCTCAAAGTTTTGAATGGTGTTTGTGATCTCCATTCTAATTCTATCTACCAAGAAAGGATCCATAGGCTCAAACAATAAGTCTGTAACGCTGGATCCAAATCTAGGATTAAAAAATTTCTCACCAGGAACGGTCAAAATCAGATTTTTGACCGATTGCTTGATTGCATCCTGATTCGTAACTTTGGTTGTGTCTTTAGTAAAAGGATTTTTCAAGAAATTCATAGAAATATCAGAAAAATTTCTAGATTTCTTAAAATCTTTACTAGTTAACGGTTTTAGAGCCATCTTTCAAGAAAGTTTCCGTGACGGACTTTATTATTAGTCCGCTTTGCCGCCAAATTTAGATAACGATCTGATTTTGGGTCCGTAATTAAGACTACAGTTCCGAAATCTTTATTCATCATCTCAGGTACATGATCTGGGACGGGATTATTCGCCATTTTAGGTTAAAAGCAATGTAAACAGAACTTTTAATGGGGTTTCTATCCCTCGTGTTTTATTTATGACGGTTCTTCGAGAGACCAAGTAGGTGGGTGAAAATGACAATACTCATTGAAAGTGATTTTCATCTCTTTATTCGTCAAATTTGCGTGTTTTGCTGCTTTTGGCAAATTCCATTTTGCCGTAAACAGCATTTCCATAGACTCACGGGTCTCAGGTCTCATTTACCTTGACCACGATACCGCTTTTTCGCCTTGTTACTGGATGTTGCAGCATATTTTGTGTGCTGACCAGATCCTTGACGAGTTTTCTTGGGAATTGAATCGATAAAAACATTACCAAGAAGCGATTTTTTCATTTTTGCCATAATTAAGCTCCAATAAAGACGTTTGCTGATCCTGTAGAGATCAAAGATAGACACGGAGGTCCAAGAGGGTCACCAACTCTACATGCTCTCTTACCCATGATAAAGACAGTTGCACTAGTAGCAGTTGCTTTTCTAATATGAGCACCGCCACCCGCAATATCCTCTACACAAAGATTCTGTGTTGGACATGGGACAATTGCTGCACAGTTTGGTGGAGTCACCAATGGCACCAACTGTGTGCATGTTGGTGGATGATTGGTCAAAATATCCTGATCCAAGATAGGACAGATATTATTGATCAATACTGTAGGGACAATAGGTTGCATGGGCAACTGAGGGAATGGTGGCCACATAT